GACAAGGCGACCGAAGCATTGAAGGCGTACGACTCGTACGAGAAGAAACGATCCGCTGCGGACAAACAGCTGAGCAAGGAACAAAAGGCCCAAGAGGCCGCCAATGTCATCAAGGCGGAGACCGCCATGCGTGAGCTTGAGATCGAGCACCAGAAGGCCGTCCTCGCCCAAAAGGGGAAGGACACCGAGCTGGAACTCCGCCAACAGAATCTCGACCTGCTGAAAGACAGCTCGGATAAGGAGTTGGCGCAGATCGCCCTTGATTATGACCGCAAGATCAACGAGATCGAGAAGAAAGGCCAGGAGTATATCCTTGCCCGGCAAAAGATAGAGCGGGCCGAGTGGGAGAACGCCAACCCGGGCTGGAAGAAAAAGGGGCTCGTGTTCAAGCCCTCGACCACGTCCGTCTCCCAACTCCCCGCTTCCGAGGGAAAAGAACTGTCCGATGCCACCTTGACGGCCGACCGGACACGCGAGAAAGCGGAGGCCGACCTGCTGGAGAAGACATTGAGGCAATATCAAGACTACACAACCAAGCGCCTGGAGGTCGAGCGAAAATATAACGATGACATCGCCTACCTGACCAGCCAGCGCACCGAGAAGAACAAGGAGGCCATCAATGCGGCGATAGCCGAGGCCGCCAAGGGCAAGAAAAAAGCCCTGTCCGAATTGGCCCTCGACGAGCTGAGGGACACGGACATGTGGGACAAGATATTCGGCGACCTCGACAAGATGGCCCTCCCCTCGCTGGAAGGATTGCTCAAGCAAGCCCGGGAGGTCAACACGTCGGCCTGGGACCCCAAGAACGTGAAGGAATACCAAGACGCGATCACCCGGCTGGAGGAGGCGATCCGTACCCGCTCGCCGTTCAAGTCCATAGGCGAGGATTGGAAGAAACTGCTGAAGGCGATGAAAGAGGGGGATGGCGACGGTATGGTCGGGGCCCTCGAGGGGATCGACTCCTCCGTCCAAAAGATCAACAACGACCTGAACACCATAGCCGGGGGGATCGGTGACATCTTCGGCGAGGAGGCGGGTTACGCCGCCAGCCAAGTGGTGGAACTGACCACCGCCTTGGGAGGTTTCGCCACGGCCGCCTCACAATTCGCTCAAGGAGACTTTCTTGGCGGCATAGCGAGTGTCGTGTCAAGCGTCGGCTCCATATTCTCCATGGGCAAGAAAGTAAAGGAGATGAACCGTGAGGCCCGGGAAGAGCAACAAAAGTTTTACGACGAGGCGATCCATGGCGAGATGGAGTACCAACGGCTGTTAAGGGAACGTCTCCGTACCCAGCGGCAGATCGGCGAGATGACCCTGTCTTACAACAAACGGATCACGGAGGAACTGGAAAAGCAAAAACAAACCTCCGGGAGCGAGTACGACCGGTTGCTGCAACAGATCCAGGGAGAGGATTATATCAGCGGCGTGGGTTACAGGCATGGGACGTGGTTCCGGAAGGCGAAGACGTGGAACGAGTATTCCAGCCTCGCCGGGAAGAGTTACGAGGACATCGAGAAACTTTATACCGAAGGGAAACTGGAGGAGAAAGTGGCCAAGCTCTTCGAGCAGCTCCGAACCCTCAAGGAGGAGGGGGCTGATATCAATCAGATGCTGGATGACCAGGAGGAGTCGATGCGCGAGGTGTTGACGGGTACGACCACTGACAGTATAGCGAATAGCATCCTTCAAGGTTTCGCCGAGGGCAAACGTTCCGCAAAGGATTTCGCCGATGACTTCCAGGAGATGCTGAACAACGCCGTCCTGCAGGGCATCAAGATGAGAGCCCTCGAGCAACCACTCCGGGAATGGTACGAGTCGTTCGCCGAGGCGAGCGGCGCGGGCCTTACGGAAAGCGGTATCGCCGAGCTGAAGGCGCAATACGATAAGATCATCGAGGATGCAGCGAGGCAATTGGAGGACATGGAGAAGGTGACAGGTACCAAGCTGGACTCCGCCTTTACGCAACAGGCTAAAGCCGGCGCGTATACGGTCGCCAGCCAAGACTCCATCAACGAGACCAACGGGCGGCTCACCTCGATCCAGATAAACATCGCCGACGTGAAGGAATGCGCATTCGACATGCGTACCGTGCTGAACAAGGGGCTGGAGCATCTGGAGGAGATCGCGAGGAACACCTCTTACTGCAAGAGGCTGGAGCGTATCGACAACACGTTGCTGGAAATATTAAGAAACGGATTGAGAACCAAATAAGATGAGGACAGGGAAACTATACATAAACAACCTGGACGCTTACACGACCTACGGCGTATTCCTTGCCAAGGATCATGGGGGGACGTACGACAACCTGTCGGCGCTCATGACACCGCCACCGGCAAAGAGGCATACCACGGTCGATTACCGGGAGCGGGACGGCGAGGAGGTGATCGTGGAGGAAGTGAGGTTCGAGGCGCGGGACGTCTCCCTCCGCCTCGCCATGGTCACGGATGACGAGCAGGAGTTCCGGACGAGGTACAAGAACTTCATAGATGTCCTGAGATCCGGCCTGCTCAACGTGCGGGTCTCCGAGATCGGGAAGACCTACAGGCTCTATTACCTGAGTTGTCCGGGCGTGGTGATGAGGACACGGCTCAGGACCTCCGGGAAATTGGCGGCGATGTGGACGGTCAAGTTCAGGGAGCCCAAACCGGAATTTTAACGGCGTTAAAATGACATTCAAATGGAACTGAGGATATACGACAAATCGGGGAACCCGCGCGCGGAGATATGTCCGGACGACAACTCCACGCAGCAGAAATCCGTGATGGGGGACAATACGCTGGTCGTGTCTTTAACCACGTGGGAGGCCATTGCCTTCGATATAAACGATTACGTGGATTACGAGGGGGAACGCTACACGCTCCTGTCCGTCCCGTGCCCCAGCCAGGCCAGCACGCTGGAGTATGAGTACGCCCTGCGGTTCCAAGGCGTCGAGAGCGAGTTGTCGAAAGCGCTCTGTTTCCTCTTGACGGATGGCGGGATGGACTCGGACTTCTCCTTGACGGACGGCCCGGCGGCACACCTGCGACTGATCGTGGATAACATCAACCGGATCAAGGGAACGACGGACTGGAGGATCGGCAGCGTGATCGCCGCCGACTACAAGGCCATCACGTACGACGGGATCGATTGCCTGACGGCCCTGAACCGGATCGCCGAGACGTTCGAGACCGAGTGGTGGATCGTCGGCACTACCCTCTACCTTGGCAAGTGCGAGCACGGGGAGCCGCTGGAGCTGGGCTATGCCGCCGACGGGACGGCCGTGGGCGGATTGTTGAACATGAGCAAACGGGAGGAGGAGAACGGGAGGTTCTTCACCCGTCTTTACGCCAAGGGTAGCACCCGCAATATCGACCGTTCCAGATACGGCTCCGACTATCTCCGCCTGCCCTCCCCCTTGAAATATCTGGAGAGGAACACGGAATACGGTATCGTCGAGCGAGAGGTGATCTTCGATGACGTCTATCCCCGGAGGGTGGGCACGTTATCCGGCGTACGCTCCATCGAGCGGGAATCCGAGGGCCAGGCAATCCGTGTGTATTACATCGCGGACAAGGACATGCCCTTCGACCCGAACGACCACGAGATAGCCGGCTTGGCCAAGCATGTCGCGTTCCAAACGGGGGAACTCTCCGGATACGACTTCGAGGTCAATTATGACTCATCCACGGGCGAGTTCGAGCTGATCAACCAGTATCCGGACGAGAACACGCAGATCCCTGACGGTGTCATGGTCCCGAAGGCGGGTGATACCTATATCCTCTATAACATCCGGATGCCGGATGAGTATTACACGTTGGCCGAGATCGAGCTGAGGGAGACCTCCGAGGCTTGCCTCGCAAAACATAGCGTCGATAGCTCCGTCTATAGTGGCGACAGCGATCCGATCATCCTGAGGAGACGCAAGGCCGTCATCTCTCTCGGACAACGTGTCCGGCTTCACAACCCCGTATTTTTCAAGTCCGGATATAAAGACAGCCGTGTTATCGGCTTTACCCGCAACATATGCGATCCTTACGACGTGAGGGTGGACATATCCGACACGGTCACACCCAGCTGGAGGGAGTCCATGGAAAGGAAGGTGGACTCCTTCCTTCCGATACTCAGCCAGGCCGGGGGATCGATCAATATCATCAAGAGCGGGGATGACACGGTACCGACGGATGACAACGTGTTATCGGCCTTGAAAGCCATATCCACGTTTCTCCGCAAGGACAGGCCGGACCAGACGAGGCACTTGATCAAGCTCCTCGGCGGCCTGATCTCCGACAACATCGAGTCCCAGGATTTCGCCGCCGGGCCATTTGGCACGGGTTTCATCGTGAAAAGGGACCCGAAAACAGGGAAGTCCTATATAGAGGCGGACGAGATATACATCCGTCTGAAAGCCTATTTTGATACACTGGAGATCAAACACCTGTCGCACGTCGGCGGCCGTATCGTCTTATCTCCCGCCGGTATGGAGTGTATCAAGGTAGAGGAGGTCGCGGCCGAGTACGAGGACTTGTACGACGGTGCCGGATCCCCGCTGTACGACTCGGGGAACGACAGGCTACGGGTCGTCATGGATGGCGGGGAGAGAGCCTACCGATGCTATTTCAAGCAGACGGACGGAGAGCGGGGGATCGTGAACGAGTTCGCCGTGGACGACCAAGCGCAATGCCGGGAGTTCAACGTGAAGACAGGCGTGTCCCATGACGTGGGCAACCGGTACTATTGGCGAAGGGTGATCCATGTCGGCGACGACCACATAGACCTGTCTATCACGGATTGCGATACGGGTAGCATGATCCCGAAGGCCGGGGATACGATCGTCGCCATAGGCAACAGGACGGATATCAACCGTCAACACGTGGTGTTCCTCTCCTCGTACGACGAGGACGCGCCCTGTATCAAGCTTTACTCGGGCATCAACTCCTACTCCATGCTGAACAAGGAGGTGACGGTGATCTCCCCGAACGCGGACAAGAACGTGTTCACCGGCAAGATGGTGATCAAGCCGGGATCGACCGGGTTCGAGAATTTGGTTGACGCCCCGGATATGGGCGAGATCAACGGGGCCATACAGGACGCCAAGGAACTTGCCGGGGACGCGAGAGACGCCGCCGAGGGCGTGCGGGAATCCGTATCTGATTTGAAGGGATACGTGGACGGGGCCTTCTCGGACGGCGTTGTCTCCGAGGCGGAAGCCAAGGCTATAGAGAAGTATCTGAATATCGTGGATAATGAGAGGCTGTCCGCGGAATCGGTATTCAATAAGCTATACGCCAATCCCTATCTGGAGGGATCGGCCAAGGTGTCATTGTCAAACACACGCTCGTCTTTGTTGTCATCCATAACGGCCTTGTCCGGCTCTATCGAGACAGCCATAGGAGACGGTAGGGCCACCATGGCCGAGAAGCGGGACGTAGATACGAGATACGCTGATTTTAACGCGAGGCTGTCCGCTTTTCGCGCGGCGGTCGAGACGGCCAACAAATCCATACAGGACAAACTCAAGTCCTATTCCGACAACGCCCAGAAAGCGGCGGACGAGGCTAATAACGCCGCCTCCTCCGCCATGGAGGACGCAAACGAGGCGAGACAGTCCGTGTCCGACTTGAACAAATACGTGGACGGGGCCTTCTCGGACGGCATCATCTCCGGTGCCGAGGCCAAGGCGATCGAGAAATACCTGAACACGGTGAGCCAGTCAAGGAAGGAGATGGACGCGACTTACACGTCGTTGTACGTGAACCCGTTCCTTTCCGGCGCACCAAAGAGCGCCTTGTACGCCGCGAAAAACAGTCTCAACACCGCCACCGCCAACCTGACCGCGGCGATCCAGTCCGCCATCTCGGACGGTAAGACCACGGTAACCGAGAAGGAGATCGTAGACAGCAAGTTCTCCGCGTTCAACAACGCCTGCGCGTCGCTCGCAACGGCCATCGAGAACGCCAATAAGGCGATCCAGCAGAAAATCAAGGAGGAGGCGGTGAGCGAGTCAAGATCCGAGGCCTCCAGCGAGATAGGAAAGGTCTCGCAAGCGGATAGGTACAACATCGCCAGGATGCTCGGATATAAGGATTACGAGGAGCTTGTCTATTACGCGGAGCGGGGTATGACATTGATTAACGGGGGTACGATCAATACCTCCCTCGTCAACGCGGAGCTTATGATAACGTCCGCGCTTATAGCGAACGCCATCAAGACGAACACGTTGAACGTGAACGACCGGTTCAAGATATACACGGACGGGTCGGTGGAGATGAGCGGCATCCTGCACTCCCTAGGCCGGAACACGGAGCTCGTCGTGTCGGACGGCTATGTCAGGATCATGTACAAGGGCGGTGACGTGGCCAAATTGTCGGTGAACGAGAATACCGGCATGCCGGAGCTATCATTGTATAACGGGAGCCGGTCCTGTATCGTCACGGCCGAGAAAATAATGCTCTCCACCGGGGCCGGCAACACGAGCTTCCTGACGATGGACGCGTCCGTGCTGGGGTATGGGACCATCAAGAAAAAAACGGACGGGACGCTGTACCTTGCCAACAACGAGTATGAGATGATAACGGTCGGTATCAGCGCGAGCCCCACGTACGGCGGCACGACGATACCGTCCCCGTCCCCGATGCACATGGTCATGAGAGGGGAATCCGAGACCGTCGAGGCGGTACCGGCCGAGGGTTACGAGTTCGACCGATGGTCCGACGGCGGTTCCCGGAAACATACGGTCACGTGGAGCTCCGCCGGGCAGAGCCTCGTGGCCTATTTTACCCGGATCCAAGTGACAAGGTACACGTTGTCGCTATCGGCCAGCCCATCCAGTGGCGGCTCCGTCTCCGGGTCGGGAGGTTACGACGCCGGATCCAAGGCGACGGTATCGTGCGCCGCGGCCAGCGGATGGCGTTTCGTCCGGTGGTCTGACGGCGGCTACCAGACGCATTCGGTCACGATGGACGGGAACAAGAGCCTCACCGCCTATTTCGAGCGGTACACCGTCACGGGGGACGAGATATTCTCCGGCGTGGCCTTGACGAGCGGTTCTTATTGGAACGCCTACGGCGACGCCTCCGTGGTGTCCGTGGGCGGTGGGACGGCATCCGTCAGGTTCAACGGCTGGTCCGGAGAATCCAACTACGCGATGTTCAACCGGGGCTACATGGGCGGCAAGCTGGAGCAGGGCCACAAATACAGGATGACCCTCTCCATAAAGGCCTCCATCTCCAGCGTGTCACTGGTAGGGTTCATCGGATCGTCGTTCGCGGATTACGTATCGGAGGACGTTCTTTTCTATGGCTCGTACAATGGCGGGGAATTATCAACCTCTTACAAGATCCTGACCGCCGAGTTCACGGCGAGAAGGGACAGCACGGCCAGCGACGGATTCATATTCGTCACGGCCGAGGGCTGCACGGTAAGTGTCAACAGCATATCATTAAAGGAAGTATAACATGAAAAAGATTCTAATGGCTTTATGCGCGATCCTCACCGGATGCGCGGATTATATCCCGGAGCGACCCCTCCCGGCGGCGAGGGACCTTCCGGAGGGGAGCGGGATCACGATCTCGATCTCGACGGATACCGTATCCGAGGAATACGGGTATGAGTTCGTAACCGGAGAGACGGGAGGCCGCCATGGGGTACGGGAATGACAACGTGTCGATAACCGGCACGGAGATGAAGTTCGCCCTGAGCCTCGAGCTGCCGGGCGGGCTGACGATGGACGAAGTGGGGTTCGAGGCCCGGTTCTACGTCTATTCCAACCGGACGGTGACGATCCCCAAATCCGGGATGACCAGGATTGACGGTGACACCTATGTTGTCACGCTGGATACCTCCCTGATCGGGGAAGGCCGGATCAAGTGCCAAGTGCGGGTGGAGATCCCGGACGCGAACATGGCGGACGGCGTACGGACGGAGATAATAGGCATCGAGACGGACGAGACGGTGAGGTATGGCGTGCGTTAGGGGACATATCATAAGGCTGGACACCATCCGGGCGGAGCTCGGGCGGATCGAAGCCGCGAGCGCCTGTCTCAGGAGGACGGCGAGGGTCGGTGCGAGACTGTCCAAGGTCTGCGACGTGGATTACGGGGTGTGGCTGCTGGTCGCCCCCTCCGATCCCGTATGGGTGTCCGAGAACATACCAGCCCTGTTCGAGGTGAGATCGAACACGGGATGGAGAATCGAGTGAGTAACAAATTAAAAGAAAAATCATCATGGCGAAAGCGGCATGGGCGGTGGTCACCCCGCCCCAAGGATCGGGTGACAAGGAAGTTAGCGTAAGGTCGGACGCGGAGCATACCGGCCGGAACGCGCGCAATACGGTATTGACATGGAAGGCGGTGAATTGCCCGGACGTGCAGAGGACGGTCATGCAGGCGGGTAAGCCCGAATACGTGGACATAGCGGACACGGCGGCGAGCGAGAAGACGGGAAAGGTGGTTACCATATCCGGGGTCAGCAACTCCAAGCGGCTGACCTTCTCCCTCGGTACGGGAGACCTGGACATAGCGCTGCCCGCCCATTACACGGCGAACAGCGTACAAACGGCGAACGGCGAGGCGATAACTGGCGATCCCGGCGGACTGGCGGTCTATAATTTCTCCATCGCCGTGACAGTCCCGGCGAACACGGAGATCGATCCAAAGACCCGGCAGGTCATCGTCACGGACGAGGGCGGGCACCAGGACGTGTGCCTGCTGACACTGGCCGCCGGCGACGCTTACTTACGTGTGGCCGAGGGCGACATCCAGCTGGATTACCAGGGCAACCCGGTGACCGTGAACGTGGAGTCTAACACAGACTGGACGGTCGAGTGATGGACACCGTAAAGATACCATGGGACGGGGCGACCGGCGGGAATATCGTCATCGGGGTACCCGGACCCGGCGACGGGCCCGCCTCGATCTCGTCAGACACCCCGAACGAGGGCGTGGACAGGTATATGGAGATAACATTCCGGACAACCCGGGGCGGAGATGCCCGGGCCGTTCGCGTAGTCCGGCAGGCAGGACGGAGGGAATACCTCCGTGACTCGGCCGGTGAGATATTGATAGATTCGAACGACGTGGAACTTAAAGCATTGAGATAAGATGGGACTATTGAATTACACGACAGCCAAGATCAACGAGCTCTTGGCGAAAGTGGCGGCGCTGCCCGCCAAGGTGATGGACGGGAACACTATGATCCCGTCAAAGACAAGTGATTTGACGAACGACAGCAAGTTCGTCAAGGAGACAGGACTGAAAACCGTCAACGGCCATTCCTTGCTGGGTAGTGGTGATATAACCATACAAGGCGGTGGCGGTGGCACGGCAGATTCCGTGGACTGGAATAAAGTCCTGAATAAACCCTCATGGGTCAATTCGTCCACAAAGCCGGAATACACGGCCGTCGAGATCGGAGCGTTACCTTCCGACACCAAGATCCCCGCCATGACCAGCGACCTAGAGAACGACAGCAAGTTCGTCAAGGAGACAGGCCTGAAGACGATCAACGGGCAATCTATCATAGGAAGCGGAAACATATTCATCCAGTCCGGCTCCGGCGAGGGCGGGGCGGGCAACGTGAATGTCTCTAACGCTGCGGAGCTGGTGGGTGGAGGACAGTACGTGTTCACCCCGTCTGCCAACGGTGTCTCGGAAGGCTCGTTTAAAAAGTTGAACGTGGCCGATAACATCAACTCCGGGTTGATGAGCGCTGATGACCACGGGAAGTTGAAAAACTTTAAAGAAGTGCTTAAATTGCCCTTGGCTGTAGCGGGCTTGTCCGAGGCCTCCTCTAGCGAGGATATAGAATCGTCGTTAGGAGCTAGTGGTAATACCAACTTTATTCCCTACTTAGCCGCAGCATTCTCCAGCATTCACACAAGTGAGTACGAAGAGTCTCTTCCTGATATATATATAGGCAATCACAAATGCTTTGTAGACGCTTCCTTGGAGACGGGGAAATGCTCACTGGCGTTGACATACGTAGCGTCTGGCAAGATGAGGACTGTCAAGATAAATGGCACGGATAACGATAGCGCATGGACATTCTCTTGCGAGATTATCAAGAGCGGGGATGATACATACTACCTTAGTCACCCGGATTCATATACCGCCACGGGTTGCTTTACCGCGTTCGGGGGAGACGAAGGTCGGGCGAAAATAACCCTAGCGGTTGGACAAAGGAAGAAGTTCTATATCATGTATGGGTCAGGCGTATTGGGCGGATCCATACCCGTGACCGTTGAATCCGGTTTTAATATTCCGGTTCTCATATGGACATCTCCTATTCTGGAGAAAACATTCAGATTTTATATGCTGAATGAGACTGATAGTAAACTGAGAGTGTTGAATCTTTATTACTATCAGCTTAATTCAGAGTTCTACTCACTAACCTCCTCATCCACCACCGATGAGATCTCTGTGGCCGTAGGAGGGGAAGCGGGGTTAAAGAATATTGTACAGGCCGTAAAAGACGGGAATAGGATCCGTATAAACACGACACTTAGCCCGTATGATGTCTCAACGGATCTCCTTCCATGGGTGGCAGGCATATCTAAAGAAGGTAATATACATCTTGGTGTCTACGGAAAGGGCTACGGCCTGTTCAATAGCGCAGGAGGCCTCCTTGTGATAGATTACACGAAGACTACCAACACATTCAAGGCCGAATTATTGGATGTTTGACCAAACTCTCGTCGGTAAGGGATGTCTGGAGAAACGGAATAAGTTAACGGGGAAAGATCCGGACGTTTAATAAATGATATAATCAAAAAGCCTTATCGGGGGCGGGCAAATAAAAGCCCCCGGCCTGTTAGTAGTAATACCACTCACGTACTAACACAAAGATGCGCTACACCGCACGGCCGAGGGCTAAATACCTTCTGCCGCAGTGTAGCGCATTTTGGTTTTATACGTGAGTGGTGATACAAATATAAATCAAATTTAGATGAAATGAAAAATAAATACTATCAAATATTGGAAAAGATTCTTGCGGGCGGCAAGACCCAAAACAACAAGAAGGGGAATATCAAGTATCTTCTGAATGAACAACTATGTTTGACCCCTGTTGATCTGCTGGAGATATTCGAGGGACATGATATCGCCCGAAAGAAATTACGGGGAGAATTACAGCTGTTCATGCGAGGGGAACGTTCCGTTGATAAATATCGGGAAATCGGTGTCAATTGGTGGGATTATTGCGGTTCCATCCTTGTGAATAGCTATCCGACCTATCTAGAGAAGTTGCCGCCACTGATTGATAGGATCAATCAGGAAAAACGAAGCAGTAAGAATTACGTACTGTTTTTAGGATCGACAGACGCGGAAAGCAACCAGGCCCCATGCTTGAGCCTTGTGCAATTCCAGATCGATGACGGTGAGTTGGTCGTTTCTGCCTATCAGCGAAGTTCCGATGCTAATTTGGGGCTTCCGGCCGATATCTACCATTTGTATCTGATGGCAAGAAAAATTGATCTGCCATTAAAGTCTATCACGTTGACATTCGGAAATGTATACGTTTACGAAAACAATATCGAAAACACCCAAAGACTTCTATCTGGAGAAGAATCTGTAAGATTCAATTTAAATGTATAACAAGCAAAGCAATAAAGAAAATGAAAACAATGAAAACCCCCATTAGTTATTACGGAGGCAAGCAAACGATGCTAAAACATATCCTACCCTTGATCCCAGAACACCAGGTTTATACGGAAACCTTTTGTGGTGGTGCCGCCGTCTTGTTCGCCAAGGATCCTGTCCCTTGTGAGGTAATTAACGACATCAACGCAGAGGTCGTCAATTTCTATTGGATGGCCAAATGCTATTATCCAGAACTGAAAGCCGAACTTGATAAGACCTTGCACAGCCGGTATCAACACGATCATGCCACATACATATACAATAACCCATCCTTGTTCCGACCGGTGGAACGGGCCTGCGCCCTCTGGTTTCCGACAAAGACATCTTTCGCCAGCAAGATCAATGGCACATTTGGCTTTGATTTTAAAGGAGGGCAGCCGAAGAAACTACGAAACGCCAAGAACTCTTTTACAGAGGAAATGTGTTCCAGGCTAGAGCATGTGACAATAGAATGCCAAGACGCTATATCAGTAATTCGGCGTTACGATCGTCCCGGAACGTTCCATTTTGTTGATCCTCCCTACATTGATACTAATTGCGCCCATTATAATGGGCTATTCAATGAACAGGCGTTCATTGAATTACTAGACGTATTGTCACATTTAAAAGGGAAGTTTATGTTGACCATGTTCCCGAACGATCATATACAGGACTATGTAAACAAATATCATTGGACTATCCATCGTATTGAACGAACGATTTCGGCTAGTCGCACCAGTAGGAGGAAACAAGAGGAATGGATCATTTGTAACTATTAA